AAGGAGAAACAATGGCACATTGCAATGTAAATGATGAGGCGGAGTGCATCCTGTTTGATGACAGAAAAGGCTGCCTGCTGCCACCTCTTCCAGCACACTGCCCGAAGGTACACGAAAGATCAGATGATGATTTCTGGGTTCCGGTTCACATCAGACCGCTGACCGAAGAAGAACAGGAAGAATATCCAGACTATGCCTTTATGATAGACAGTCCGCTTCCGCCGGAAGACGAGGATATCCTTGTGACCGATGGAAAGCACGTCTGGGCAGATGTTTTCTATAATGATTACTACGCTGAGCTGGATTCCGGAAGAGAGTTCACGAATGGGCTTGCATGGAGGCGATTCCCTGCGCCCTGGAGCGAGAAAAAGGAGGAACAGGCGAATGGCATACGCAATAAATAGTGTCAATTTTACAGGGAGGCTCGGAAGAGACCCGGAAGAGCGTTATGGAAGTAAGAGCCAGCTTGCCATAGTCCGTTTTCCGCTGGCCTTGAACCGCGGGACTGACAGCAACGGCAAGGACAAGGGCACGGACTGGCCGAATATCGTTGTTTTCGGAAAGCCCGCCGAGTGGATCGCGAAGAATATGCGCAAGGGCGACATGATAAGCATTGCCGGAAGAGTCAGCACAAGCAAGTATGAAAAGGAAGGTACCACCTTCTATTCGACTGAGTTTATTGCAGACTCATTCGTGCCCTTAAAGACCTCGGCATCGAAGACTGATGAGGATGTTCCGACCGGAGCTCCGTCTGCCTATGACGTGACGGGCGATCCGAACTACGGGACCCAGGAAACGATAGAAGGCTTCGAGAAGGTCGATATTCCATTCTGACTTTTTTCATAATCCTTTCTTATAAATATATTAACGCGCAGCGAGAGCTGCGCTCAGCCCGGGAGTGTACCTCAGCGATGAGCTTTTCAGGCAATTTTCCTCATCGTTCTCCCGGCCTGAGCAGAGCTTTTGCTTCATTATATAAGGCTGTATCCGATGAAGGGCAGGTCCCTTCATCAATGCAGTCCTTAAGGACCTAAGTTTACCACCAGTGTATTATATGAAACGCAAAATCAAATCAGGCAATGTCATAGAAGTGACGCAGTTCCCTGTCGGAGATCGTAAGCCGAGAGCTGACAGAAAGAAGGGGAGCAGTACTCTGAAGAAGATTGACCAGAACCTCAGAGACGCAGTGAAACGTCTTGCCCGTATCCTGAACTGCAACGTGCAGCCGGGATGGCTGTTTATCGTCCTGACCTACGATGACAAGCACCTTCCGCAGGATCCCGCCGAGGCCGAGAAGCAGATTCAGCTCTTCATTCGCAGAGCGGAACGCAAGGGCTTTAAGGTCAAGGGCGTCTGGGTGACGGCCGACAAGGACAAAGAGGGAAACACAAAGAGACTGCACCATCACATCATCTGTGACGGCGAAGGGCTCTCTCTTGAGTATGCCGCAGGAAAGCTTTCAAGGATTCTGTGCGGGAAGGCAGAGCTTAAGGACATCTGGAAGAACGGCTTCGTCTATGTGGACCCGATTCAGCACGATGACGACTACTCCAGGATTGCAGCGTATCTCGTAAGGCAGGCTGTATCGGGAACGGACGTTAAGAAGTGGCATACCAGCCGCGGCCTCAAGAAGCCGGAGATCATCGAGGAAGTCATCACGGACCGTCCGACCATTCTTCGCGCTCCGGGCGGCGCCGAGGTTAAAGAGTCAGCCGCTTACAGCGAAGACTATGGCGTGGGATACATACGCTATATCAGACCGCCGCGCAAGCCGCGGAAGAAACCGCAAGTGAATAATTCCGGAGGAGGTACTCATGATCGACAAGGAGTATAGGGAATATCTGAGACAGACGAAGAAGCAAATGCTGTGGATGTGCCGGACGTATCCATATCACAAGATGAAGTACGAGGAGATTCTACATTCATCGCCTTCACCTGCAGACGGGCAGCCTTCTGCACATTACCCGCATGACATCATAGGTGACATGGCGGTGAAGCTCGCTGCTCACGGAGAAGTCATTCATCCGATTGAGGACGCGATCCTTGAAGTCCCGGAATACTATCGCAAGGCTGTGTGGGAGCATTGCGTCTTCGGTGCGGCCGGATATCCCGCATCAGCAGACCGTAAGACGTTCTATAAGTGGCAGGAGAGGTTCCTTCTGGCTATCATGAGGCGCAGGCACCTGCTTTGAAAAGTTGGGACAAAAATCCATTTTTTGTTTGGTATAATAATATCAGGCAGGATACAGGATGAATGTTAACTGAACCACTACTCCATCAAGATTTTTAGGCGAACGCCGTGTGAGTAATCACATGGCGTTTTGCTTTACCTGGACATGGCAAGAGATTTTGCAAAACAATTCTATCGCTCGGCTGAATGGCAGCACATGAGGCAATACATCCTGATCCGCGATAAATACACATGCCAGCGTTGTCATGGCGCAAAGCATTGCGGCCAGCTTGAAGTGCATCACAAGATACATCTCACTCCGGAGAATATCCACGACGCATCTATCACGCTGAATGACAGCAACTTGATAACACTTTGCAGGGACTGTCACTTTGAAGTTCACGAAGAGGATAAGCTCCGAGGGAACGGACAGCGTTATGAGCATGAGGATTGCGATTCGGGCATGATGTTCGACGAGAACGGATATCTGGTCGAAAAAAGTTAACCCCCCCCGGTCGCGCCTACGCGTACGCGCGTAGGAGACCGTCGGAGTGGCCCATTTATTTTTCCGGACGGCCTCGCACACGATGGGGTGTAGTTCGGAGGAATTTGGAAAAGATAGGCAAAGGAAAGTCGGAGATGTCTAAACAAACAAACAAATTCAGTGCGAAAGCAGAAAGAGCGAGATTGAAGAAGATCTTCAAGAATGTCTCGCCGGAAGTCGAGAAGCTCGTGTTCGGCCTGATCGAGGATGCAGCGTTCATGTCCGAACAGCTCGACATGCTAAGGGCCACGCTTATTGAAAAAGGCTGGTCTGAGGTTTACCAGAACGGAGCAAATCAGACAGGCAAGAAGTCTCCCCCGGAGGCGGACGCTTATGTAAAGCTCCAGCGGAATTATGCATCCACGATAAAACAGCTTAAGGAGTTCTTGCCGAATGCAAAGGAACAGGCGACCGCGAAAGCCGGAGATTCGCTCACAGCCTTCATCAATGCCGGCAAGCCTAACCAGTGAACTGGGTCAGAGAATACTGGCAGCAGATCAGCTCCGGCAAGATTCAGGTCTGCAGCCTGACTCGCAATATATACAAACGCATGATCGAGGAGATGGACGATGAGTCTATCCCCTTTTATTTTGACGAAGCTGTCGGTGAGCACGCGATCATCTTCATGGAGACCTTTTGCAGGCACTATGAGGGCGAGCTTGCAGGGCAACTCGTTCAGCTTGACCTCTGGCAAAAGGCCTTTGTGCAGAACATCTTCGGATGGCTTGAAAAGGACAGCGGTCTTCGCAGATTCAGAGAATACGCGCTCGAGGTCCCGCGGAAGCACGGGAAGAGCTTCCTGTCCGGATGCATAGCAGTTTATATGCTCGCAGCTGACGGAGAACCGGGAGCGCAGGTCTATTCGGCTGCAAACAAGGTCGACCAGGCAAAGATCGTCTACAACGTCGCGAAAGCAATCATTGAACAAAGCTCTGAGCTGAGCGCTCTTATCCGTTCGACCCGGGAAGGGCTTTACTTTGAAAAGACGAGATCGATCATGAAGCCTCTTCCGAACGAGAGCAAAACTCTCGACGGTCTGAATATTCATTTTGCCTGCATAGACGAGATTCATGAAAGCCGTGACCGTAATCTTTACGATGTGCTCCATCAAGGCACGTCCGCAAGGCGTCAGCCTCTCATCGGATGCATCACGACTTCCGGTTTTTTTCGCGGGGGTCTTTATGACAGTCTGCATGAATACTGGGAGCGCGTGGCAAACGGTGAGACGAATGACATGCGGACATTCCCGGTCATTTACAGGCTCGAAAAGGAAGAGGACTGGACAGACGAAACAAAGTGGCAGATGGCCAACCCGGGCCTCGGTACGATCAAGAAATATGAGCAGCTGAAAGAGCACGTCGAGCGCGCTAAGACTGACATTACATACAAACCCACGGTCTTAGTCAAAGATTTCAACATCCCGCAGACACAGTCGACTGCATGGCTGTCCTTCAAGGACATTGTGAACGATACCCCGATTGACATGGGGTTCCTGAGAAACTCTTATGCGATAGGCGGCTGCGATCTATCGGCAACGACCGACCTCACGGCCGCGACGCTGCTTGTGAGAAAGCCGAACGATGACAATGTCTACGTTCTGCAGAAATACTTCCTTCCGGAATCCCGTATCGAAAAACTCGACGCGAAGACAGCTCAGGAAGCGCCCTACAGGATTTGGGCGAAGAATGAGTGGCTGGTACTCTGCGACGGAGCCCAGGTCAATTATTCGGATGTCACCGCATGGTTTGTCCGGATGGTCAAGGAATACAACATCCGGCCGCTGTGGATCTGTTACGACAGAGCCCTTGCAGGTTACTGGGTCGAAGAGATGCAGGGATACGGCTTCGAGATGGAAAAGACCGCCCAGGGTCCGTTCACATGGAGCCAGCCTATGAAGGAAATGGGTGCGGCCTTTGAGATGCATAAGGTCGTTTATGACAACAACCCGATTTTGCGCTGGTGTTTATCAAACACCGCAAAAAAGTCCCTCAATAAAGACGGAATTGAGACGATTCAGCCCGTAAAAATACAGCAACATCGCAGAATTGACGGTACAGTCAGCCTGCTTAATGCCTGGGTCGGATATGTCAAACATTTCGAGGAATACATGCATTTTGTTAAATAACAGGTGTTTTTATGAACTTTTTTCAGAAATTTTTCTCAAAAGTGAAAACGGTCACAAAGTATTTTCGCTTTAAGGAACTGGGATCTTATGTGGCCAGATTCACGCCTTTCGGCCGCGAGATCTATGCAAGCGACATCGTAAGATCATGCATAAGACCTCTCGCAGAACACACGGCCCGGTCAAACCCGAGATCATCAGACGTCCGAATCGAGCAGCTGCTGAATTATTCGCCGAACATCTTCATGAGCGGGCATGACTTCCTGGCAAAGTGCCGGAACATCCTCGAAGTGAAGAACACTCTGTTCGTTCTGATCCAGCGCGACAATAAAGGCCATGCAATAGCCTACTACCCGGTCCCCTACCAGGCCTATGAGGCCGTTGAGTACGGGAATGGGATATTCATCAAGTTTAATTTTAATTCGGATGCTATGCGCGAGCTCATTGCTCCCTGGGAAGACCTCTGCGTGCTCCGCAAAGATTATCTCTTCTCGGATATCGGAGGCGAAGACAACGGAGCTCTGCTGCCAAAGCTCGGCCTTGTTCAGACAACGAACGAAGGTCTTGCGAACGCAATCAAGGCGACAGCAAATCTTCGCGGCATCCTGAAGAATACAAAAACAATGCTCGACGATGGCGACGTCAAAAAGAGCCGCGACCAGTTCGTAGAAGATTACCTGTCACTCGAAAACTCCGGCGGCATTGCCGCTCTGGATCCAACGCAGGAATTTATTCCAATAAAGATGGAGCCGGCCATTGCCAGTTATACACAGATAAAAGAGTTCAGGGAAGATGTCTACAGATATTTCGGCGTATCCGAGGACATTGTCATGTCAAAGGCATCAGAAGCCGAAATGGAAACCTTCTACACAAGCAGGATCGAACCTTTCCTTGTTGCGTTCTCGCTGGAGCTTACACGAAAGACCTTCACGGAGCGTGAGCGTGCATTCGGCGCTATGATCATGTATGAATCCAGCCGCCTTATGTTCGCATCGAACAAGACGAAGCTCGCTCTTGTAGCTATGGTCGACAGAGGCGCCCTCACTCCGAACGAGTGGCGTGCGACCCTTAACCTGGCACCGGTCGAAGGCGGCGATGTCCCGCTGAGAAGACTCGACACGGCGCCTGTGAAAGACGAAGAGCCGGACGAAGATCCGGATGACAAAGGAGGAGAAGAAGATGATCAGAGATAATCGCGAATATCGTAATATGCCGATGCCTCGCCTGGAAAAGCGCGACGGTGAAGGCGGCGGATCATTCATAGTTGAGGGCTATGCCAGTACGTTCGACAAGTATGAACTTTTCGAGATGGATGGCATTAAATACTTTGAGCAGATAGACAAGGACGCATTCAAGGACTGCGACATGTCCGACGTTGTGTTCTTAAAGGATCACAAAGGGACGGTCTTTGCTCGCACAAAGAATGGTACCATCGAGCTCAAGATTGACAAGAAGGGACTGAACACTCGCACAGATCTTTCAAAGACATCATCTGCAAGGCAGATGTTTGAGGAGATCGCAGCGGATATGTACACACAAATGAGCTTCTCTTTCATCGTTGATGACGATGAATATGACCAGAGAACTCACACAAGAATCATCAGACATATCAAGAAGCTGTTCGACATCAGCGCTGTGAGCTTTCCGGCGAATAGCTTCACCGATATAGGAGTTGCGACCCGTTCTCGCTTCGAGGGATTCATCGAAGCTGAGCAGCTGGAGTTGGCTGAACGCGAAAAGCAGCTCACACTCGCTAAAGCAAAATATCACTACTTTGGAGGAAAGTAATGAACGAAGAAACAAGAAGAGCATTCCTCGATGAGATCAATGCTTTCGACCTCGCAAAGACAGAGGAGCGTATTGCTGCTCTTGATCAGGAAGTCGAACAGGCAACAGAGGTCTCCGCTGTAGAGGAAATGAGAGAAAAGAAACAGATGCTTCTCGAGCGCAAGGCTGAACTCGAAGCACTGGAAACCCGTAAAGCAAGCGTCAAAGCCCTTGAGGCAGGCGCAGCAGCCAAGCACATCGAAGAGAAAGGACAGAATCCTATGGAAAACTTCACCACAGCTTCCCCTGAATACAGAAGCGCATTTTTCAAGCAGCTCCTCCAGCAGCCCCTTACAGAGGCTGAGGAAAGAGCTATCACCACAGTGAACGGCAACGGCGTCATCCCGTCACAGACCGCAAACGAGCTCGTCAGCAAAATGGCTCTCGTTGCTCCGCTGCTCTCCGAGATCACACTCTCCAGAGCTGCAGGCATCGTAACCGTCGGCACAATGCTCAGCCGTGACGATGCTTATCAGCACGCTGAAGGTGCTGACATCACAGCATCCACAGACACCCTGGCATATGTGACACTCGCTGCATACGAGTTCGCAAAGGTCGTTCCCGTTTCAAAGTCAATGCAGACTATGTCTGTTGACGCGTTCGAGGCATGGCTCATCGACTTCATCTACGAAGACGTTGCAACAGCGATCGAGAACGCCATCATCACAGGTACAGGCGTGAATGAGCCCGGTGGACTCGCATCCATCACACTCACAGCCGGAACCAACCTCATCAGCACCACAGCAGCCATCGATTACGATGACGTATGCAGCCTGCTGACAATGGTAGCTAAGGGCTTCCGCAAGAAGGGTAAGTTCCTCTGTAACTACAGCTTCCTTTACGGCCAGCTCGCAAAGATCAAGGACACCGACAAGCGTCCTATCTTTGTTGAAAGCCTTAAGGACGACGCTCCGGGCAGACTCCTCGGCCGTGAGCTCCTCGTATCCGACGAAGTTCCCGATGACACCCTCTGGTATGGCGACTTCACAAAGATCTTCGGCAATATGGCCGGCGATCCGCAGGTTGAGCTCTCCGAGCACAGCTCATTCCGCAAGGGTCTCATCGATTACAGAGGCTTTGCAATGTTCGATTGCAAAGTCGCTGCACCGAGAGCCTTCGCAAAATTCAAAAAGAATTAGCGCAAGCTGTCTTTTACCCCGCAGGGAGGTTCTCTCCGACACCTCCCCCGCGGGGATTTTTCTATAACGTCGGAGAGAAAAGTCGGAGGTCAAAATGAAAATATTAGTCGGGATCCCCTGCATGGAGCATATCCCTGTGGACTTTGCGAACAGCATTGCTCACTTAAGGGATGGCGGTCATCAGATGGACATCCATTACGAAGCGCTCTCCCTTGTGTATGTCGCAAGAGAACGAATCGCCGAGATCGCCATCAAGTGCGATTATGACTACGTCCTATTTATCGACAGCGATATGGTATTCACTCCGGATCTGCTGATCAATCTGCTTGCAGCTGACAAGGATATAGTGTCGGGACTTGCCTTTATGCGCAAGCCGCCATATAACCCCTGTTTATACAAGAAGATGCGCATAGGTGCTTCCGGAGAAAAAGACGAGGCGCTGCTCGAGGACTTCGATGCCGGACTCGTACAAATCGAGGGCTGCGGTCTCGCCTGCTGCCTTATCAAGACAGAGGTCTTAAAGACTATCAAGAAGCATTCCGCATCGATATTCTGGCCGTTTTTCGGTTACGGTGAAGACCTGACGTTCTGCATCAAGGCTCGCAAGGAAAACTTTGAGATCTGGGCTGACACAAGAATAAAGGTCGGCCACATCAGTCAGTTCATTGTCTTAGAAGACACGAACAGAGACTGGAAGGAAGGTGCTGCGCAGTGAGGATACTTATAGGCGGCCCTGTCAGACAGGACATTCCGACATTTGTCGAGCACTTGAAATCCGTTGAAGAACTTGAGCTTCCGGAAGGCTGCTCCCTGCACAAGTTTTATATCATAAACGACTGCCCGGAGCTGAAGCCTCTGCTGAAGTACGGCGAAAGCATCGAAATCAACACGGGCGATGAATATGTCAGGACGGAGGACACTCACTACTGGTCGGACGGAAACCTGAGCAAAATGTCGGTTTTGAGGAATAAATTTCTCGAACAGGCATATGTTTTCGGTTATGACTACGCTTTTTTCGTAGATTCTGACCTTGTACTGAATCCCGAAACTCTGAAATGGCTGCTCGCAGCCAAGAAGGATATCATAGCAGAGATCTTCTGGACGCAGGACAGGCCCGGAAGCAAATCGGTATGGCCGAATTGCTGGGACTATGATCAGGCAGCATTCACGGACGAGTCTCTGAAGTCATGGATGAAACCCGGCGTTTATAAGGTCGGCGGCACCGGAGCCTGTATGCTCTTAAGCAGGAAAGTGCTTGATGCTGGCGTCAATTACGACCCGATCTACAATGTCCGGAAAGTTTTGAAAGGCGAAGACAGATGGTTCATGATCCGCGCAGTCTGCGCGGGCTTTGAGCTTTTTATAGATACACACGCTCCCGCCTGGCATTTATACAGGCCGAGCGAACTGGAAAGATTTAAGAGGTTCATGTATGGCGATTCTTGATGATGTAAAACTCGCGCTCAGAATTACACACACAAAACTTGATGAAGACCTTAAAGCGAAGATCAATGCAGCAAAGAAAGATCTTATCTCTTTGGGCGTTGACGAAACAAAAGTCAACTCCGATACTGACCCGCTGATCGTTGAGGCCATCAAGACCTACATGCAGTATAAATATACCCGCGACGATAAGGAAATGGAAAACTACTACAATTCGTGGGTAGTTCAGGTTGACAAGCTGCGCAAGACTGCCGGCTATGGTTACGCGGTAGAAGAAAGCTCGGAGGAAGGCTCGGATGTATAACGAAGTCATAACCCTGCAGAAAAGATCATACAGCGTTGACGAGTACGGCGATACAGTCGAGACTCTATCAACACGCGACGTCTTCGCGGAGATCCGCTCTATCGGTATGCGCGAAAAATACGAAGCCCTGCAGGCTGGGCTTGATCCGGAATACACATTCGTCCTGGCTGATTATTTCGAGTATGAAAACGAGGATGAGTGCACCTACGAAGGCCAGCTCTACCGCGTCATCCGAACATTCCGCAACGGCCAGACGATGGAGCTTGTCGTTACACGCGCCGCGGACAATATTATCATGACGACGACCGCATCAATGAGCGTTGATAATATCAACGAGCTGCTGACCGGCGGCCGCGTCGGAAGGAACAGCTGATGCCTCTTCCAAATGCCCAGATAAAAATCAAAAAGGACGGTGTCTATTTTGAGGAATCCGTCGATCGTGCAAACTATCTGATCGAGGAGCTGACGAGGGCCGCTCTTCGCGATGTCGGCAAGTTCATCTGCAAGCTGACGCGAAAAAAGATAAGGCGCAGGACCGGAAGAACCTCCAAGAATACGCAATACTGGGTCCGCAAGAGAGAAACAGACCTGCTCGTCGGGTTCAAGGCTGCCGGCTGGTACGGATCCTACCAGGAACTCGGGACAGAAAAGATCCCGAAAGTGGGAGCTTTATATGAAACGGTTCATGATAACATCCGGCAGATCCAGGAGATCGAGGCGCAATACCTTTCAGCTATTGAAGACGACATCAGAGCCGAGACCCTTATCAACGAGGAGGAAGCATTAGGTGAAGATGAAGAGTAATACAAATGAGATCAGACGACAGATCTCTTCCCTTATCAGGGACGCGGCAGACGTTCAGCCTTATTACATAAATAGGCCGAGCAATGTTGCCTATCCCTACATCCTGTATGAATACAAAGAGATCAAC